ACACCATTGTTTAGCGAAAGATTTGTAAGGGTAGAAGATGATGGCTGAAAGGCGGATGCTGGATTTGTTGCCGCGCTTCCGAGGCCAAGTCCAGTTCTTGCGTCAACAGCGTTTGCGCTCCAGAAATTGGTTGGTTGCGTAACTACATTGTTGGTTCCAACCAAAACGTTTCTTGTTTGGGCATTTCCCAAATTGGTTAAGATCAAAAAAGCAATAAAGAAGAGAATTGTTTTCATGGTTACATTAGTCGTTTCCAAACCCTCTTGTTGCCTGTTTGAACTCCGTAATCATTGGGTCTAATGATAAATGGATCGTTTTCGGCGTCAGTGCCTTCGGTGAGTTGGTAAATGGCTGGAACACCAGATATAACCAAAAAAACAACAATACCAACGGCATAATTTCCGCTCGATGTATTCAACCCTGCCAGTGAACCGCTCCCACCAGTAAGGGTTGTGATAGATGGCTCTACGCGCAAAATGTTCAAGCTTGGAGTATTTATCGGCGTGGACGATACTCCAATTACGCTGGATGATGGAATTGGTATGCAAATTTTACTCATCTTGTAACTGTTTCGGATATAACGACATTCCCCTTGAGGACTGGCGTTTTTGTGGCCCCATTGTATAAAAACAGGTCATATACGGCATTTTTACAAGAGGACAAGTTTTCGGTATCTGTAGCCGAAATAAAAAGCCTAATGGAGCCTGTTGTCTCATTTAGTATGATTCTACCATTGGTTGTTGACAATTCAAGTATTACCGCCTTGCTGCTTGGCTTTGATCTTACCTGCATCTTTGCAGTGTAGCCAGAAAGATCAACTGGAGACGATGGTTCCCCAGTCTCATAAAACAGCGTCTGATTAAACGTGCCTCCTTTGAAGATACAAATGTCGGCAACTGCAATTGGTAGTTCTGCCATAATAATCCACAATAGAATCTACCAATTCCTCTTCAAAGTCAAGGTTTGTTTGATTTTCTTAAATGCCTCCTTGTTGATTCTCTTCTTTTCTTCAATGGCCTCCGCGCCAGCCATTGCACCAAAAACCTTGCGAGCAACGAACAGTCCAACAGCAAACGAGTCAAACAAGTCGGGCGACTTGCCTATTCGTTTCTTCATGTCTGTTTTGGACTCAATAATTATCTTTCTCTGGCGTCGAACATACTTTCTTTGAGTCATTTCCCAAGCCAAGTCTGGAGTAATTCCTTTCAATTGCTCATTCTCCAAGAAATAGCGACCGACAAAACAAAGCTCACTGGCCATGTTGTGGAATAACTCTTTACCAATTTGCGGCTTGCCCGTGGTCTCGTTTCTCAACGCATACTGTGCGCTCACTGGTAGATCAGATGCTGCGCCAGCAAAGCTGACTGAATGCCACCCCTTTAGCATTTCTCTTTCGCCAATCGACCAAAAGATGCCACCAGCCGAAGCGTCCACGCCCATCCATTGATTGGGTATTCCTAATTTGTTTGCCAAGTCTTTAATTTGATAAATCATCTCATATTGGAAGTCTTCTTGGCTTCCTTGTCGGCGGTTGAGAACGTATTGTTTTTCCACGGAAATAGCCCACTTGCCAGTAATTATTCTTCCGTATTTGAGGTGGGTAAATACAAACCTGTCGCCGCCCTCTGTATAGCTTGGGTCAATGCCAGCAATGTCTTTCGGCGTTCCGTCCCAGATCGGCTTGTCTAATGCGCCGTGTCTTGCGAGCAAAATGTCACTAAATATTGTGGTGTCATCGGCATCTGCTGGGGGCCAGAATCCACGAAACTTTCTCCAGTACTGAGGGTTGAGTTCTCCAAGTTCCTTCTTGGCTATTGAAACATCGTTTGGCTTGGGCAAGAACGGATACCGGAGCCCCTTTCCTGCATCAAATGATTGCTGGTTTGGGTTATCCTTCTCTGAATCGAACCGCAAGCACAAGCCTTCAATACCAGCCACCTTGATTTTCCAATGCGGAGTCTCCTCATCAACGCTCATCCACCCCTTGATTGGTTCGCAAAACTTTCCATGGGGGTCGAATATTGAAGACGGGTTTCCCGCGCCGACAATGTAAAGCTCTTGCGCTCCCTTGAACCCCCAGATTGCCTCGTTAATCACAGAAGCCGAACAGTTGTGTGTAACGATTCCATCACCGATATAGGTGTGGTGATTATCCACATTCATTGACCACACTGGCCCACAATATGGCTCTTTTTCAACACTGATGGGTGTCCATGCCTTGTCGTATCTTTTGACGTTTCCACTGGTTTTGCCATTAAGAGCCACGGCTGAATCAATAACGTGCATTCCGTTCATCAAATTACATGCTCTAATTTGAACCAATCGACTCATTGGAAATTGTTGAATTCTGCCCTTCCTGTCTGTGGATGCTCCACGGTCAATGAGTGGATATTCGATTTTTTTTCCGTAAAACTCTAAGCATCGTTTGGCGTTTTCCGTCAAGTCGCCCATTTTTATCCAAAAATTATCAATTCTTTCTTGACCAGCACTATTGGGATGCCCGCGATCAACATACATCACTTCTGGGATTCCGAATTTTACCGAAGTAAATGCTTCAGCCATTAACGCATCCTGCTTGTGATCAAACACATCAAGAATCCAAGAGCAATCCCCCCCTTCATCGAACAATCTTCCAGAAACCCCGAATACTCCAGTTTTGTCTCCGCCGTGTCTTTTGGATGTTGTTCCGACCCTGAAAGAGTTTCCTCGCTTCATTAAGTACAAAATAGTTTTTCCATTTAATGCTGGGCCAATTTTTGCAATGCAAATATGATCTGGTGTATATCTGGTTGTAAGTCCCGTAGCAGTGGAAACCCTTATTAGGTTTCCATCAAAGTGTTTTTTGCACACTCCGCTTATCTTTCGACCACTACCAAAAATATGGGATTTGTGATGTGTTATGACGTAGTCTCCGTCTTTCAACTCTTCAATATTTACCTCACCGCGATCTGGTGTTAAAACCTTGGTTCCTTCGGGCTGACAATCTTGCAGCTCATCGATAATCAATACGATGCGGCGATTTTTCTTACCCTGCAATCGTTTTTGCGCGTCATCCTTGAACTCGTCACCAGCCGCAAGCAGCATGATTGAGGATGCGTCGGACACACCAATATTGGGGTCAATTACCTTTCCCTCCTCGTCTGACAATTTGATGATGTCCATTGATTCGATAAGGCGTCCGGGGGCTACGCCTATTGCCTGTGCCTCGCGATACATCTTTACCAATGCGCCCCAGATTCGCTGCTTGGCGTCAATCTTACTTGTGGACACAACAATGACCATTGTGTTCAGCGGGTCACAAAACCAATTCACCAAACCAAAAGCTGCCATATCCCACGATTTTCCAGAGTCGGTTCCGCCAGCCAGCCCTGTCACCCCGCGAACGTATCTGTTATTCCCATCAATCTCGATGTTGTTCATGCAGAAAGCTTGGGCGCGAAGCTCTGCCCATTTGTGCCACGCGAACGTTGGCCAGATTGTGGAAACTATGTTTTTGTAGTGGACTGACTTGCCAAGACCACCATCTTCTTTGGATAGTCCCGCGAGAAATGCGTCCATCTCAATTCTGAGCGGCGTAACAGCGGCCCCGCTTTTGGGACTCCACAATCTTCCATATTTAAGAACGGCTCCGTCTTGACTGTTTTCTGTTGCCATGCTATGGATAATATATTACCTTATTTCTGATGGAGCCAAGAAAAAATAAAAGAGGGCGCGGATACGATTGGGACTCTCCAGAAAGAAGATACATGAAGCAAAATGCCTTTAGGCTTTTTGTTGATGGTCGGAAAATGAGTGAAGTCACAAAGGCTCTTGGTGTTTCAACGAGGGCGTATGCCGAAAAGTTCATTTACTCAGAAAATTGGGAAAAGCACAAGAAAATTTGGCTTGATAACCCAGATAAAGAGATGCCTTACCCTTGGGAGTCTAAGGACATTGTAAAGGTTGTTCAGGCTCCAGAAGACATGACAAAACTGAGCAAGGATAAAAGAATACAATGTATCAAAGGTTTCTCAATGTATTGCGCGGGAAGGAATGCTACTGACATTGCTCAAGAACTTGGCGTTAGCCATGGGTTGGTTCGTTCTTGGATTGATACCCAGCGTTGGAAGGTTTGCCGCGAAAGACTCACCAATGAGAGTGCTCCTGCGCCTTGGGAGAATGATGATGTTCCGTCTCTCATGTCGGATATTACAGCGTCTCTTGAAACAATGAAGAAGTCTATCAAGTTTTTGACGGGACAAGTTCTTGTCAAAGCCGCTGACGCCGCGCAAGAGCTTGACGGAATGGAAGCACTTGGAATGATGAGAAACATCAAGCAACTCGCGGAGGCCACATCCATTAACTTCTCCGAGCCAAATCAGCAATCCCAAGTACAAATCAACATTGCAACAAAGCTGGAATCATTGAAGGTTCCAGACAACAACACATTTGAAGCGGAGCTTGTGGTCAATGAGTAGTCCCCCAAAATTCTGTTTAAGTAGAAAAGAGGCAATACCACCGGGAGGATTCCGATGTATCTGCCCAATGACGAATGTCATGGTTCGTGCTGCGGACTTTGGCGAGCTTGTCAAAGAATGCTCAAAAACGATCATGTCGCTTAATCTTGTGCCTCCGCCAGATTTGGTCAAGGAGGTGGAAAACGCGGTTTGTGATCAACTTGCGGGATATACCTCATGCAAGCCATGTTCCCAAGCAAAGCAAACCCTTGGATTTGGTGCTATAACCCGATGGGTGACAGCCATGTACAAATTCGCCAAGGAAGCAAAATTTTCACTCGTCGATCAAGAAGAAGCTGAACGGAGAGCTAAAATCTGTGCGTCTTGCCCTTATCAGATTCAAGCCTCTGGATGCTGGGGGTGCAAGGGTGTTGCAGGAATGCTTCCGCAAATCGCTGGAGCGAGAAAAACGTCTTTTGATATGCAGCTTAAGGCTTGCGGAGTCTGTGGGTGTTACAACTCCGTCAGCGTTCATTTGCCCGTCAGTATCCAAGGTGGCGAAAATCTTGAGTTTCCAGATTGGTGTTGGAAGAAGTCTAGTCCAGAGACTCAAAGCGAGTAATTGGCTTGTTGAACAGCATCTTGCAAGTATCCGTAGCACCTTCCCTTTGTTTGGCTACGATGAACTCGACAATCGGAGTCTGGGTTTGGTTCTCTGGGTCTTCATCGTCGCGGTGAATCAGAATAACAATGTCAGCATCTTGCTCAATGGCTCCAGACCCCTTTAGGTCTGCCATTGATGGTTTGCCCTTGCGCTTTTCTGGGTCACGATTGAGTTGCGCGAGAATCAAGATTGGAACATTGAGGCTTTTGGCAAGCTCCTTTACTCCGTTGCTAATCTCTTCAACCTCGCACACTCTATTTTCCTTGCCGCGCTTACTGTCTCCATGGACAAGTTGCAGATAGTCGATAACGATAAGGTCAATGGGTTGCTTTTGGTGCGCTCTTCGACTGACGGCTTTGATATATCCCATTGATCTTCCGGGGCTATCGTCGCACAGCATGTTTGACTCAATGATCTCTTGGGTAGCATTAGAGAGAGCAACCTTTTGTTCTGTTGTTACTGCGCGAGCCAACAGGTGTGCTACAGGAACCCTTGCGCGTGAACGAATCATTCGCTCCATTAACGAAGTGCTTGTCATTTCAAGGGAAAAAACAAGGACACGCTTTTTTAGGTCTAATGCCACATGCTCTGCTATTTGCATAGCGGCTGAAGATTTTCCCACACTCGGTCTTGCGGCCAACACTGCCATATCTCCCCCCCTCAGACCAAAAGCAAGTATCTTGTCCAGTCCACTCATTCCTGTTGAAACGCCGCGCCGTGGTTCCCCGCGAAGAATTGCTTCGATGTTGGATACCGCTGCATCGGCTGCGGCCTTAATGGAAAGCTTGTCGCCATCATCAAGCATGAAGTCTGCCTTCATAACGCTTGTTTCGCTCCAGTTTTTCAATTGGTCTAATGTAATCTCTCTGTCCCTCGCTTTATGAACCATGTCGCTGGCAAGGAACTCCAATGAGCGGCGATAGCGAGCGTCTTCCAGTTTGGGATAGTACCGAGTCCAGTTGGTGTGTGACGGGCAGAAGGTGGCAATTTCGGCAATCTTTTGTTGTCCTCCCACAGACGCGAGCTGTCCTTGTGCTTCAAGCTCGTTCATTACTGTAACCCAGTCCGCTTGAAGACTTTGACCAACCAGCCGCAACATGGCGCGATAGATAAGCTTGTGCTCGTTCAGATAAAAATGATCCTCCTTGATCTTTTCAATCATTTCCTTTTGAAGCTCTGTCGGCGCATGACAAATGCACGACAATGTTGCGGCTTCGGCGGATTGTTCGTAGATGATTTCCTTCATAAAATTAGTGACCGTCATTAAGTATTTTTAGCTGTCTTAGTTTTTTGGCGCAGCTTTCCACCATGAACTGGCTCATACCCCCAGCGATACATGGTATGTATTGCCTTGCATGGGTCTTCCCGCCGCAACGATCAATACGTCCGATGGCTTGGCCCATCTTGACTGGCTGATCTGTTGGAAATATGAAGCTCACTCTTGGTCTGGTTCCTATGGTGTCGTGCAAGCTAACGCTGGCTCCACCCGCTCCGATATTGGACAGCAGAATGTGGATTTCGTTCAATTGAAATTTCTCAATAAGCTCTTTTCTCTTTTTGGGAGACTGTCCACCATAAAATCCATCTTTTGTTCCGAGGATTGAGCCAGCCAGTTCCCTGCTTTCCGTGAAAGAAAAAAACGCAGCAACAGAACTTCCAGAAGCGACCTCTTCTTTGATTTTGTGGCAAACATGGGGAACAAGAGCCATTTCCGAAGCTTTCCACACCTTCATTCGGTTCCCCCTGCGGACATTCATTATGATTTGCCGATCTATGCCTTGTGACTCCATCCAGCGAATTTGCCTGTCAACATTTGCCCACTTTCTTTCAATCTCTTGAGACTCAAGCACGATGAACGGCATAACCTCGATGGTTGTTCCAGCGTAGCTTTCCCCAAGGTCAGATTTACGCATCCTGCATCCGCGATTGGGAATCAATGTTTTGTGTATTGATACAAGCTTGTCGGATTCGTGCTTATTCCACCACCAACGGTCTTCCTCTTGATTGTATCGGCATCCGTTTTCTTGCATGAACCGAATCCAGTCATCTCCCCCAGAGTGCAGCCCCGCAATTCTCCCCGCTATGCGAAGCTCCATTGGCGAAAGTGCCAATGTTGCGCTGGCACAGATTATGGGAATCTGTTGTTTGATTGCTCCGCCGATACATGCCGTGGTGATTGAGTCCATGTTGCGGGTGATCTGGGCCTCATCCGCAATTATGATTATGTCGCTCGGATTGTTCCAATGGAAGTATCTGTCTCCAAATTGGCCAATATTTGGCCTCCAGTTGCCCCTCACGGCCTCGTATGACCCAATATGGTATGGTTGCGCCCCGAAGTGCTCAAATGCCTTGTGCCAGCCCTCCACGCCAACAACTGGGCATAATACCGCAACCCTGCGCCCAGTGGCTAAAGCAGCCGCTAAGTCGCAATATGTCTTCCCCATCCCAACGTCACTCATGTCCACAGCACCAGCGTATCCCCACTCTCTTGCTCCATTTTGCAAAGCGCGGAGAAGTTGTGAGGCTGGAACTTGTTGGTGACTAAGTAGTTTGTTGCTGAACATTGTTGTTTCCCCACCTTTTTGCTGCGACAGCCTTCATGTGATCGCTTCTGCGCTTTCTTTCCTCTGGAGACAATGTTCTTTTGGTTTTCTTGGTTCTTGCCTTGGCTGGTGGTTTGGGTTGCTTGGTAACAATTGGTTGTATCTGCGGTGCTGGTTCGGCGGCGAATCCATTGATTGCCATTTTGTGCAAGCTGCCATCTTTGCATCCGTGGACAACAACCGCGTTATCCTCCACAATCCTTTGTGGGCATGTAACACCTTGAATTGCTTGTGCGTCGGGGTCGCTGGCAAAAAAGACAATTTTCCCATCTTTCCATCGGTAATTTACGCTTTTCCAGTAAGAGCGAATCATTTGCGTATTGCGTCCAACTTTTAAAAATTCCCAACGGCAGTAAACGTCCCACGGGTCTGGAACAATACCAGAAGACCTGTAGGTCATGTTGTACTGATTCAAGTTCCTTGCCAACGGGCAGTAATCCAAAACGTTTGGCGGATAAATTGCGCTTCCTACGATCATTTTGTATATGTTTCGTCCATCGTGTGCAATCCCGCCGTCATACATACATCCAAGGATTGCTGGGTTTTTTTCGTACTCATCTTGTAACAGGTCGCACCATCCAGACCTCATGGGAACACAGTCTGGCTCCCAAAAATACCAAGGCTCGTTTTTGTCGTAGCAATGAACAGCGGCGTCAACAAACATTTGATTCGGGCCAAGAGGCCAGCCGTTAAATCCGTCTTGCGCTGCAATTCTGCCTACATTAACAAAACACTCTTTTAAGATTGATTCAACTTCATCAATCCGACTTGTATTCGGCTGACAGCAAATGGTGGCATTATGCCGAATGTTGGGGCCAAACGCCTTGATAGCTAGTGCTGATTGAATCGCCAGTTCAGCGTCTCCGTTGTGGTATGCAAATACAATGTTCATTTTTTTCTTTTTTTGTCCGTGTGGGTTTTTATGTATCTTTCAAAACTTTCGGCAAGTTCCTGTGCTTTGTCCATCTCTGTTTGTGGGTCAAAGTAATATCCTCCGCGCTCTTGGTAAAGATTTTCCATCGGCATCGGGTGGCCGCGACGAAATCTTGGGCCAACAGGACAGGGAGATACGCTGTCCTCTGGGATGACGGTTAAGACTACTTTGAACTTGGACATTGAGGAAACTCCGCCCAATATTTGATCAGCTTTTCAAGAACGTGACCGACTCCGCTCCATCCGTAATACGGGTCGTAATAAGAAGCGGTGCGAAATGGGGGGTTGCAGTTTTCGTTTGCAATCAAGTAAACTCCAGCTATATTTGGTTTTTCGGCAACGTAATCGCGCCACTTTATTGGTTCTGAAACAAACTCATTCATATTATGTCTTGGACAAGAAAAACTCCGCTTCGTTCAAAATCCACCCTAAAAAGAGGAGGAAGGTTGCGGGGAGCATCCCCCAAACGAGCAAAGCAATACCGCGAGTATGAGAAGGTAAAAAAGGCGTATTTTGCCATCCATCCACAATGCGAGCGTTGCAAGAACAAAAAGGCAACTGACATTCATCATAAGGCTGGCCGAGTTGGTGAGTGGTTGTGCCGTGATGAATTTTTCGCTGCCATGTGCCGAGAGTGCCATGATTTTTGTCATCATAACCCCAAGGAAGCCAGACAAGATGGTTGGATACTTGATGCTCACAAAATTGCCTTAGAAGAAAATCACTGATCGGCAATTTCTTGCAGCAGCCTTGTTTGTTTTTTCAGTTCATCCGTTTGCCAACGCAGTTGACGTTCTTGTCGGCTGGCCTCAAGTTGCCGCATCCTTTCAGCGTTTCGGGCATCTGCATCGCGGCAAATTCTATCCACCGTTGCACTTGTTTCCTGCGCTATTCTTTCTGAACTGCTGATTCTGGCTTGCCCATAGTTGTAGGTGGGCGAATTGTTGCCATAGCCAGTTTGGTAAGAATACCCGCTGTAATTGACTGTATCTTGGGCTTGAACGAAGCCAGACACAAGCATTGAGGCGATTGCCAAGGCTTTGGCTGCTTTCTTTTTCAAGAAATACTTGGCATAACGTTTTCCGTTTTTGTTGACCATCTCCTTCTCAACCTTGATGCCAGAGCGGTTGATCTCGTTAATGCGAGAGGCCAAGCGGAAACATTTGAATCGGCTTAGTGCTTCAAGCGGAGTCAGAGACTTTCCTTTGAGCAGGTAGTTGAGGATTTTGACGGTTTGACTAGGGTTATTATGGTTTTTCATACGAGTCAATAGACATGTGCCATTTTGATTCGTTCAATCTTTTTTAAGAAATTTTTTCTGGGAACGGAGACGCGCCTCCTTTTCGATAGCGGGTTTGCCGGAGTAAAATGAAGCTCTTGCTTCCCCGATCCGCCCAAGCTCCTTCATTGTTTTAGCCAGAAACAAGAGAGGGATGACTATGGGAGTGAGGTTGAACTACCGCCCAGAAATTGGTGGAGGAGTCGGTTTCGATACCGAGTCCAGCGTAAAATCGCCGTCGAATTCTGTTCTCCCCCTTAAATTTTCAAAGAACACTCACCACCACTATCGTTTTTTTCAATAGATGGCAAATCTTTTTTGAACACTTTTCAGATTGCATTGTCCATGTAGCTGTGGCAATATCAGGCCATTCAGATTGAGAACCTGAAACGTTATAATAGTGCAAGCATTAACAATAAATACAAATCTGCCGTTTGAATGGCGGGGCATGGGGACAGTCGCTTGCATTTGTCTTCTGGTTCTCAATAATCCCAAGTCCCGCCATTTGAACGGCAATTTTTTTTGTTGTTATGAAAAATCAAACGATTTACAGAGTAATTAGCGAGGTTGGTTTTTTTCAAACGCCAAACGAACTTCCAAGAGACCCAAGACTGTCTTTTGGGGCCAAGGGAATCATGTCGCTCATTTTGAGCAATTCCAAAGAGTGGGAAGTAACGCGAGACTATCTGATGAGACACACTCCAGAGCCGCCAAACAGGGTAAAGGGATATATGCGCGAACTTGAGTCGTTGGGATACGCCCACCACAAAATAGAAAGCCGAGGGCGCGGAGTTTTTCGCACAACATGGAGCTTCCACACTGTTCCGCTGCCCGAAGAATTGAGAAGCAACAAGACAAATTGGAAAAAATTATCGATGTCAAGGTTTTCGAAGATCGATAATTACGAAGATCGATAAACTTGAGATCAATAGAATACAATATAAAAAGAATACAATATATAAAGAATACAATTAAAGTTACCATAAAAAAAGATTTGACGATATTTGGAAATGGTTATGGATTAAAGCGGAATAATAAAAACAAAAAATTCGACACTGGCTACTTCTAAAAAAACAAAAACAACACTTGGGGAAAATGATAACAAAAAATCAAATAGAATACAGAGATCACCTTGCCAGCGAATATTGGGAAGGGGTTAGTGGCGCGGTTCAAGTAATTTTGAACAAATGAAAATTACCAATGTCAAACAGTCTCCATGAAAATCAATAAATCACAACTTCAAGAAATCATCAACGCTGGCCCAGCCTCCGCAAAAGAGCTTGCCCAGCAATTCCAATGCTCGGTCAGCGCGGTTTACTACAACATGAAGGTGCTGCGTAATGGCGGAAGAAAGCCGACGATCAAATCCCGCCACTATCCATCAACCAGACTCGTCAAGGTTATTGCTGATGTCATCAAGAACATCGAAACAAAGGATGTGGCCCAGATTGCCAGAGACAACAACTGCACGAGGGAATACGTCTCCCAAATCGCTGGACAACTGCGAACGGAGGGAGTTATTAAATGATTGAAGACATCATCCGCAAGATCAACAGAGATAAATCAATCGCCATTGGTTGCATTGAGGAAATTGTTGAGTCTTGCGATGATTGGCTTAACAGCATAATCCAAGAGCCAGCATTTGAATTTATCAAAGCCATACGAGATTACACCAAAAAAGAACTTGCCAAAATAGCATCCCCGCAAGAGATTTACGAATATCACCGCTGGGCCAATGGAAAATACGAAATTACTAAACAATAAATGACCTTCACGCCATTACTCATAACAACAATCTGTTACTTGGTAACAGCTTTTGGCTTTTGGCGAGAGGGAAATATTGGACTTTGCATCGCGTTTGCTGGATACGCTTTCGCTAATTTTGGTTTTCTTTACATCTGCACCAACGGACAACCATGAGTAAAAAAGAAGAGTTTTGGAACTACCTAATAGTAAAGAACCCGAAGCTGTTGGAAAACCCCCACTTTACAGCCAAAGGGATAAAACAATTCTTTGATGCTGTGTATAAAAGGGCCAACGATGATGGTTTTTATGCGGCGGCGGAGCTTCACAAAGGCCAACAATTTGGCGGGTCGGCAATCTTTGAAAAAATTTTTGGAAAACGATAAAAATTATGGGCTGGGAAAAAATACCAAACGGATTTATAGAGATCAGACCCGGAGTTTATGAACGAATTGACGAATACAAACGAAAACAAGTTAAGCAAGAAGCCGTTTTTTTCAATAAGAATACCAGCAGTGACAGTAAGCCTAAACGCCCTGTTCGGAATGACTCATTGGCAAAGAATAGCGGAGAAAAAAAGAATGCAGAACGCATTCATGTCCGCGTTACTTTCTTTAGGAAAAGACTCGTCGATCCTGATAACAACACCCCAAAATACGCAATTGACTGTCTCAGATATGCTAAAATACTTTCAGACGACAGTGAACATCACATCTCTCTCGAAACACGCCAAGAAAAAACCAAAGAACAAGAAGAAACTTTAATTGAGCTTTTTAGGATATAGTTGCATGGCTTTAAAAACAGGTATTACGAAAGTGGTGTCAGGGCTAAAGTGGACAAATAAAGAC